AGATTATTCACAAGCAAAAGTTGTATTCACTGGCGGTGGTCCAACATCTGCTGCTGTTGCTCGTCCAATCATTACACCAAATGGTGGTCATGGTTCAGATCCAATTCAAGAACTTGGCGGATATTACTCAATGATTACTTCAACACTTTCTGGTGATGAAGGTACCGGTGACTTTATTGTTGACAATGGATTCCGTCAAATTGGTATTTTACGTAACCCTATAGATACTATTACTGATGAAATTGGTGAATCCACTACATATTTGGCATGCACTAAATTAGAATTCTCAGATCTTATTGGTGGAGAATTTGCGGTAGGCGATACAGTAATAGGTGCAACTTCTGGTGCAGAAGCTATTATCGATTCAGTTGGTACTGGATTTCTTTTAGTACACCAAAATATTGGCACAGGATTTACGACATTTGATGTTGCAGAATCAATTGAAGTTGATTCAGTAAGCGCAACATTAGATACTATTACAGAACCAGAGATTGATTTAAATAGTGGTCAAGTATTGTATATTGAAAACATTTCTCCTGTTACTCGTAATGAAAACCAAACAGAAGATATTAAATTAGTTTTAGAGCTATAACACAAAGGCAAAAACATGTCACTGAAGATTTTTTCCCAAGCTCCTTATCATGACGATTACGATGAAACGAAGAAGTATCTTCGTATGTTGTTTCGTCCAGGAGTTTCGTTGCAAGTACGAGAGTTAAATCAATTACAAACTTATCTACAAACGCAAATCGAACGTTTAGGTTTACACCTATTTAAAGAAGGTTCGATGGTCATTCCAGGTCAAACTGCGATTGACACAAAAATTGTATATTTAAAAATTGAATCTGAAACGAATGGTGTAGAAATTGACACTATTCTTTCTGATTTAGTAGGAAAAACTATTACTGGAGCTAGTGGTGTACAAGCTCAAGTTCTTACATATGCAACTGAAGAAGATACAGATCCAATTACATTATTTGTTAGATATGTTTCCTCTTCTGATGACGAAGAAACAAAAACATTTTCTGCAGAAGAATTATTAACAACGGTTATCGATGGTGAAGAATATACTCTTCAAATTCTCCCTGTAGCTAATACTCCTGTTGGTTTAGGTTCTATTGCTTCTATACAATCTGGCATTTACTTTATTAAAAGCCAATTTGTTCAAGTTGAATCTGCAACAATCATTCTTGCAAAATATAGCAATACGCCGACATATCGTGTTGGTCTATTGGCAACAGAAAACATTGTAACATCTAATTCTGATGCTACATTAAATGATAATGCCAATGGTTCACCAAATGAAAATGCTCCAGGTGCACATCGTTATCAATTATTGTTAACTTTCGCTAAATTAACTTTAGAATCTGAATTAGACGAAAACTTTATTGAATTACTACGCATTGAAGATGGAGAACTAAAGAGTAAAGTAGAAACATCTACATATTCTGAACTAGCTAAAACACTAGCGCGTCGTACATATGATGAATCTGGTAATTATACAGTTCGTCCTTTTAAATTAGCTATTCGCGAGCATCGTAATAATGATCGTGGTCCATGGCAAGCATTTACAGAATATCGTTTAGGCGATGTTGTAAAGAGTGGTGATAATTATTTCACTGCTATGGAAACAGCTACATCTGGTACAATTGAACCAGATACTACATTTTCTGAAACTAATCCATATCAAATCTATTCAGATAGTAATATGGATTGGAACTATACTCCTCGTCCTTCGTTTAATCGTGGATATAAAGCACCAGAAAATGGTGGTTCAGAATCTTCATTCGCAGTTGCTGTTGAACCTGGTAAAGGCTATGTTCAAGGTTATGAAATTGAAAAAATTGCAACTGAATTTTTAGAAGTTCCTAAGTCGCGCGAATATGTACGTATTGATGGTGACTCTATTGATATTAAATACGGCAATTTCATTTATGTTTCAAACGTATATGGTGTACCAGATTGTACAACATATCCAACTGTTACATTATATGATCAATTAACTCCATCTACAAATTCTCAAGCTTCTGGTGCTGGTAATGCTATCGGTACAGCACGTTTACGTGCATTTGAATATGATTCAGGTACTCCAGGAGCTTCTGCTGTTTATAGAGCGTATTTGTTCGATCTTCAAATAGAAGAAGGATATACATTTGAGCGTGATGTTAAACAACTATATTATGATTCAGGTACAACACTAAGCAATTTTGTTGCTGATGTTTCTCAAATTTATGTTACATTAAGCGGTACAATTGGCGCTTCATCTACAACAGTAACTGGTGTTGGTTCAAAATTTACAACAGAATTAAAAGTTGGTGATTATATTCGTGTAGAAGATTCTGCTGGAGCATTAGAAACTCGCAGAATTACTTCTATTACTAATAATACAACTCTTGCTATTGCAACTGCATTTAGTGGCACTGTTACTGGTAAAACATTCCAGCGTGTAATGACACAAATCCAAGATCCAAGTTTTACTGGATTGATTTTCCCGCTTGCGCAATCATTTATTCGTAAAGTTCGTGGCGGTGATAATGATGCAACATTTGCAACGTCATATACAACCACACAAAAGTTTACTGGTTCTACTTCTTCAGGTCAAACATCATTGACTATCTCTGTTGGAGCAGCATCAGGTTCAACGACTCTTGGTACTGAATTTAATCCAGCTGCTAATAAGAATGAATTCGTTGTAATCAATCGTTCTACTGGCAGACCAGTTAATCCTACTGCTATTAATTTAATCAATAATGGTGCTGATGCACAAATTACAGGATTAGCACAATCATCTTCATATACAGTATTTGCTCCAGTTCGTAAGGCTGGTACAATTGCTCAAGAAAAGAAGAAAACACTTATTAGCAATGCAGTTAAAGATTTTACATCTATTGGTGCAGTTCAACCATTAACATTATCTCTTGCTAAAGCTGACGGATATCGCATCATTGCTATTCGTATGAAAAATAGCGGATTCACTGCGTCTTCTGATCCAGCTGAAACAACTGATATCACAGATTGGTATACATTTGACAATGGTCAACGTGAAACACACTATGATGTGGCTACAATCACACGTAAACCTGGATATCCAGTTCCAAAAGGTGCTGTTCGTGTAATCTTTGATTATTTTGACCACACAACTGGTACTGCTGGTGACTACTTCACAGTAGACTCATACTCAGATATTCCATTTGAAAATATTCCATATTTCACACCTCCTGGTGGCATGATTGCTCTTGCCGACGTAATGGATTTCCGTCCACGTATCAATGATGCTGGTACAGGTTATAGCAGCACAGGTGCATCTCCTTCAGAATTGCCAAAACTTGGATTCGAAACAATTGCAAGTTATTCACATTATCTAGCTCGTCGCGATAAGTTGGCGCTTGATATCGAAGGTAGATTCTTTACTGTTTCAGGCGTAGCAAGCACTGCACCGCAAGAACCAAAAGATCCTGTGCTTGGAATGATGCTTGCTAAATTAAACGTATCTCCATACACAGCGTTTCCAAGCGATGGTTCTGTTACGATTGAAACTATTGACACTAAGCGTTACACAATGCGTGATATTGGTAAGTTAGACAAGCGTATTGAAAACTTAGAATATTACACTGCTCTTTCATTGTTAGAAAACGAAACAAAATCTCTTACAATCAAAGATGAAGTTGGCTTAGAGCGTTTCAAAAATGGATTTATTGTTGATAACTTTAAAGGTCAAGACTTAGGTGACGTAGCATCTACTGATTATCGTTGTTCTATTGATATGACTGCACAAGAATTACGTCCATTTTATACAATGGATAACGTAAATCTTGTAGAAGAAAATCAAATTCCTGGAGATAGAGTAGCAGACGGTTATCAATTAACTGGTGATATTATTTCATTACCATATAGCCATCTTAAGTTTATTTCTCAACCATTTGCTTCGCGTACTGAGAACGTTAACCCATTTGCTGTGTTTACATTCTTGGGTCAAATGTCATTAAATCCACCATCTGATGATTGGTTTGAAACAGATCGTCGTCCAGATATTATCACAAACGTAGAAGGTAACTTCTCAGCTGTACAAACACAACTTGAAAACCAAGGCGTTCTTGGTACAGTATGGAATGCATGGCAAACAACTTGGACAGGTCAAACACGTAACATTGATCGTTTAGTTGTTACACGTGGATTTGATAGCACAAACTTTGGTCTTGGCGCTGGTCGTTGGATGGATCGTCGTACATTTACTGCTGCTGAACTTCGTGCAATTGGTGGTGACGCAACATCATTTGGTAATGGTGCAGCAGGTGCTCGTGTATTGACATTCCAAACACAAGCTACTACTGTTGGTCAATCTCGTTCAGGTATTACAACATCTGTTGTACCTAAAGTTGATTATGAAGTAATCGATGACAAAGTACTTCAAACTGCTGTTATTCCATATATTCGTGCTCGTGAATTATTATTTGTATGTCGAGGTTTAAAACCAAATACAAAATTAAATCCATTCTTTGATGATGCATCAATTCAAGCATATGTAACTCCTGCAACTCGTCTTCCAATTACACAAAATGGTTCTTTAGAGTTTGACACAGAAACTAATGCTGGTGCAGCTGCTAATGATATTGGTCGTCAAGTTGGCGGTAAACCAGAAGTATCATTCAATAAGGGTGATGTAATTTACGTTAAAACACGTGGAGGTACAACGTACAATTCACAAGTAACATCTCCAGCTCGTGGCGTTGCAGTATTAAAAGAAAAAACTACTGATACTGGTGCAGAAGGTGTTTATGTTCTAAACGTAACTGGCACATTCCAAGGCGGAGATATTATTAAGGGTTCTATTTCAGGAGCAGAATATATTATCCAAGGTTCAGGAGCTATTGCTACTGCTATACAAGGCGCAAATTTAGTAACTAACTTTAACGGTAACTTAGCTGGTATTTTCTCAATTCCAAATACTGACAGCATGCGTTTCCGCACAGGTATTCGTGAATTTAAATTGAGTGATAGTACAACTGGTGGTCAAGACTTTACAACACAAGGTCGTGGCACATATCGTGCACAAGGTACACTAGAAACTAAACAACGTTCAGTTAATGCTGTACGTAATGCTGAAATTGTTACACGTCCTGCATCAGAACAACGTACACAAGAGATCTTCTCTCCAGAACGTATTGTTCGTGATACTGGTTGGTACGACCCACTTGCCCAAACTATTATGATTGGTTCTAAGGGCGGTGCATTCTTAACTAAAGTTGATATTTTCTTCTCTACTAAAGATGCAAACATTCCTGTTAACTTACAAATTCGTGAGTCTGTAAACGGTTATCCAGGTCCAGGTATTTTACCTTTCTCTAAGATTACATTAAACCCAGATCAAATTCAAACATCTAACGATGCTACTGTACCAACTACATTCACATTTGAATCTCCAGTTTATGTTCAAGACGAGACTGAATACTGTATCGTTCTTTTATCTGATTCAAATAATTATCGTGTTTGGATTTCACAACTTGGCGAAAAGAATATTGGAACAGAACGTTTCATTTCTGAGCAACCATATGCAGGTGTATTGTTTAAATCACAAAACGCTTCTACATGGACTGCTAATCAAGAACAAGATTTGAAGTTCACAGTATATCGTGCCGAGTTTAATACAAACACAGAAGGTATTGCAACATTTACTAATGATATTCTTCCTCCTGCTGTTTTAGATGCAAATCCATTTAAGACAACGCTAGATTCATCTAAAGTACGTGTATCACATCGTAATCATGGTATGCCATCTGGTTCAACTGTAATTATTTCTAACGTTGCTGATGGAGACTATAACGGTATTATTACAACTTCTTCTTCTGGTTTAAATGGTGAATTTATCATTAGTAATCCAGAATCAGATTCATATGTTATCGATACTGGTACAGATGCTGATGCTACAGGATTTGTTGGTGGTACTGATATCGTTGTTTCTGAAAACGTTCCAATGGACGCAGCTCAACTAATTACTCAATCACAAACATTCTCTGACACAACATTGTCATATGAAATGTTGACTACTGATACAGCATATAATTTTGCAACAGAACCGGTTAGTGTAATTCCTAATGAAACCGTATATTTTACTTCATCACAACAAGTAGTTTCTGCAATTAACGAAGCAACTGCTACTTCTTTAGATGGTTCAAAATCGTTAAAGGTTGTTGCAAGATTGAATACAGATAATTCTGCATTATCTCCAATCATTGATACTTCACGCTTATCTGTTGCAACGATTAAAAATAGAGTTGATAACTTTACGTATGTTACTAAAAACGTTGATGGCTTAGACGATATAATTATCGCAGATGCTATTTCAGGTTTCACATTTGATGAAAATAATCCAGGAACAATTTATGTTCCAAGTACTGCAAGAGCTGCTGTTCGTTCTATCACAGTTGGCAAGTATGTATCTGTTAGCGGCACAACAAATAACAATACAACACTTCCAGTATTAGTAACTGCTGTTGCTGCTGATGGTTCATCTATCACGACAAATTACGATGCATTTGAAACTGAATCTCCAGCTAATACTACTATCACATTGAAAGATAATTTCATTGATGAAAGTGTACCAATTGGCGGCACTGCAACATCTAAGTACTTAACTCGTTTAATTAACTTAGAACAACCTTCAACATTCTTGAAAGTTATGTTCTCAGCTAATATTCCTGCAGTAACTGATTCAGATGTTGAAGTTTGGTATAAACTAATTCCAACTGGTACAAACGGAGATATCTCTCAACATTCATTTGTTCGTGCTACAACGCCTACAAAAAATGTTAAGAAAACTTCTAATCCAGATGAATTTGTAGATGTACAATACGATTTGACAGATCTTGCAGAATTTGATGGTGTTGTTGTTAAATTAGTGTTCAAATCTGGTAATAGCGCACAAGTACCACGCGTAAAAGAATTACGAGTAATTGCTTGTGCATAAAGCTGTTAAAGTTGAAAATGAAGTAGGTCTCTACCGAGACCTACATTCTGGTGCCATTGTAAATACAGATGATAGCTCTAGAAATGCATATTTAAAGCATCGTAAGGCATTGCTTAAATCCAGAGAAGAAACTGAACAAAACACACAGGACATTAAAGAGCTTAAAGAGGAAGTTCAAGACATTAAGCAAATGCTAAGTCAGATATTAGCACATGTCCAAAAATAAGAGAGAAGTAAATGTCTGTCATAAACGTAAGTTTAGAAGATACATTCGAACAATGGAGAGTTAAGACTAATCAACTTGGTTCTACCATTGGTGATGCAGATTCTCTTCAAACAACTTCAACAAATTTAGTTGCAGCAATTAACGAAGTGCGTAGTAACGCGCTAGTTGATGGTACTATCACGACTTTTGGTAATACATTTCAAATTAACGTCGATCAAGGCGATTCAGCTGAGTTAATCTTAGATTTAGATGGAAATTTAACATTAGCTGGTGATTTAATTGCTGACGTTACTGGAAACTTAAATGGTAATGCAAATACAGCTACAAAACTTCGTAATGGTCGTATTATTTCTATCACTGGAGATGCAACATGGGATGTAGTATTTGATGGATCTTCAAATGCAACGGGACAATTACAACTTAATCCTACCGGAGTAGAACCTGGAACTTATACAAAGGTTACAGTAGATGGTGATGGTAGAATTTATGAAGGTTTTGATTTAGAAGATACAGACGTTACTACAGCATTAGGTTTTACACCAGTAAGTGAAGAAGCAGGATATGATAATCCAAGTTGGCTTACATCTATTAATGGTAATAAGATTAATAGCTCAACAGATATTACTATTGCCAATCTAACAGTTGGAAGTAGAGTATATCTCGGTAATGGTTCTGCTACTGCCCCAAGTCTTGGATTTTCATCTGATGGAGCACAAGATACTGGAATTTATTGGGGTGGGGATGGTTCTATATTTTTTACAAATAACGGTGTAAAAAGTGGAGAGATTCAACCCGGTGGTAATTTGGTTATGGTTGGTAACGTTGGTGGTTATTCAGATATACGTCTTAAGAAAGACATTGAAACTATCAAAGGTGCTTTAGATATTGTTAATCAATTAAGAGGCATCTATTACACATCTATAGATACTAATGAACGTAGTGTTGGTGTTGTAGCACAAGAAGTGCAAAATAAAATTCCAGAATTAATTCGCGTTGGCGAAAATGGAATGCTCTCAGTTTCATATGGAAATATGGGAGGTCTTCTTCTACAAGCTATTAATGAATTGACAGATAGAGTAAAAGCTATTGAAGCTAAATTATGACTTTACAAACAACTGGATTAATTACTCTTAGAGATATCGCAAATGAGGCTGGGCAACCAACCTCATTTTCACCTTCCCTATCGTGGGTTAAATCAATCGTAAAACCTGCAAATAGACTTCCAACGAACGAAATTGATGACGTCTATGGATTTGCGTATTTCCAAAAAAATTCAGAAGGCAATTGCGCTAACGGCAATTGTATTGCAAACTGTAATTGCGGAAATATTCAATGCACGAATTGTGCTATTACTAGTGCAGTGAATTGTACGAATTGTGATACACAAGCTTGGTTACAACCAAATTGTAATTGTGCTTGTACATATAATTGTAATCAAACTGAAATCAGCTATAATTGTGCATGTGCTTGTGCATGTGCGTGTGCATGTGCTGATGGTGGTGGTGGATAAATAGTTATTTAAGGCGATATTATGATATTTGAAATTTTAGCAGAGCGCAGTGAAAAAGACAGAAAAACATTTTTTTATGATAATGTAAAAAATGTTTTATCTTCTGAAGATGGTTTTATATTTAGTGTAGAAAATAAAAAAACACACGATCATATATCTACACCATTTTCTAAAAAATCCCCATTAAAGAAATCCAAAAATATTACAAAGCTAAAGATCCAAATGGGTCTTTCGTGTAATTATTCATGCGACTATTGTTCTCAAAAATTTGTAGGTCGTCCACCAGAAACAAATAAAAAAGACATTGAAGACTTTATGAAAAAGTTGGAAGTGTTAGAGTTTACTGAGCAACAAGGATTATCAGTAGAATTTTGGGGAGGAGAACCTTTCGTTTATTGGAAAACTATGAAGCCTCTTGCAGAAGCTATTATGGAAAAGTTTTCTCATTGGAAAAATAGACCTAAATTTTCTGTAATCACAAACGGTTCTATTTTAACGCGCGATATTTGTGCGTGGTTGTATTATATGGGATTTTACGTTTCTATTAGTCATGATGGACCTGGACAAAGTGTTAGAGGACCTGATCCATTCGAAGACGAAGAAGCAAAGAAGATCGTATTAGAATTTTATAAGATAATGAAACCACAAGGTAGAATTAGTTTTAATTCTATGTTAAATTCTAAAAATAAAGATCGTAAAGCTATCCACGATTGGTTTATTAATTTTACTGGAGATCCTCAAGTTCCATTAGGAGAAGGAGCTTTAGTTGATGCATATGATTTAGATGGCATGAATAATTCTTTATCTACTAAACAAGAACATTTTGAGTTTAGAAGAAATTCATTTAATGATATTAGATCAAATAATGGTTATATTGGATTTGGAACTATTCTTCAAAAAATAGATGGATTTACTAATTCTGTTATGAATCAACAACCTGCTTCTGGTCTTGGTCAAAAGTGTGGTATGGACGATCAACATGTTTTAGCGATTGATATGAAAGGTAATGTTTTAACATGCCAAAATGTATCTGCTGTTGAAACTGCCATGAATGGTGAATCTCATTTGGGTGGTAACTTAGATGATTATGATAATGTCGAATTAAAATCTGCTACTCATTGGGCTAATAGAGAAGAATGTTCAAAATGTCCTGTTTTACATATGTGTAAAGGTTCATGTATGTTTTTAGATGGCAAATTTTGGAAAACAACGTGTGATAATGCATACTCCGATAATATTGCACTTTTTGCATTAGCATTTGAAAAGATGACATCAGGCTATATTCCATTGTACATAAATAGTAATGAATTGCCTTCAGAGAGAAAAGATATTTGGGGCACAATATTAAGTCATAAAGAAGAAACTTCTAAAAGAATTATCCCTATTGTTGCAGTAAGTGAAAAAACAGTACTAGATAATGTAGAAGTTTATACACAAGCAAGGGTACAAGAGTAATGATATTAATTGATATAGAAAGTCAAAATTTACCAGAACTAATTCGCTTATATAAAACTATTCCTTATGTAGCACAAGTGCGCTGCAATAAAATTTTAAGACAACATTATAAAAATATTGTAGGGGAAGATGGATTATACATTGCATGTTTAGTCCAGGTGAAGTCAGGCGAAGACAAGTATTTGAAGTTTGAAGATATCTTATCTAAAGAAGTGTGGGATGATCCTATGCAATATCAGAATTGTCTGCAAAGCATGAAATTAAAGATCGACGAATATATTGAAAACGATGTTCTTCCAAAACTACCAGATAGCGAATAATTATGGAAACATCTAATTTATTAACGTTAGTAAATCGTCTTAGACAAACTGAGCACGTTGCTCAAGTTAGATATCATCAAGTCTTAAAACAAAGATTTAGAGATTTAGTTGGTGTAGATGGAGTTTCAATTGTATGTTTACTTACTAATAAAGCTAATTCTGAAAAGTTTGTTAAAATTGTAACTATATTAGAAGCTTCAGTGATTGAGAATTTAGATCGTCATGATGCAATCATAGAAGATATTAAAACCAGAATTGATGATTATATCATCAGAGATATAAGGCCTCCGATATTCTAATGCTAACAGATCAAGAAATTAATGACTACTACGATAGTCTTGTGCCAATTATGCCAAGACCAGAAGATCGTGTAGTAGACATGTCATTCAAAAACACTAATACTAATATTTTGATATCAGCTGGTAGATTATTGGCTGTTGCAAACTATTCTGCAAGTGTAAAAGCTTTAGCTGAATTTGATAAATCTAATATTTTTACATTTCAGTTAGTGGGAATGGAAGAACGTCCAAACTTATATTTCCAAAAGAATAAGTGTTGGAGAATTCGTGTTACAGAAGATGGTAAAGCTTGGCAAGATTCTCCTAATATCGAATCATTAGAGCAACTATATGATTTTATTCTGATCTCTCAAAAAGCTGCAGTATTAGATGTTATTCATCGTCGTTTAGATATGAATAGACGTAGAGAAATTAAAGCTGCTCAAGGTCAAAACCACATTTATTTTGCAAAATATTTAGAAGCAAAAGAAATCCTTGAAAAAGGAATTACTGAAGATCCTATTTGTAAATATCCATTTGTAACTGGTTATGCTGACTTAGTTGGTATGGATATTGTAGAAGCTTCTAAACGTATTAAATTCAAATATGAAACGCGTGCATCGTTTTTAGCAGAAAATGAAACACTTAGATTAAAATATACTTCATTTGTTAAACAACAAACTACTCTTGAAGATTTAGGTATTATTTTAGAACAATTTAAAGCTGAAAGCACAAAGTACGGCGATTCACTATGAGCACTATATTTTATAATAGTTACGATATCTTCGTAAACGAAGCATATCACGATAAGCGCAATCAAATTCCAGGCGGTCATGCGTTTGGTGGTTATTTCCAATTGTTTTCTAGCAACATTACCTCTATTGATAGAACTAACACATTTAGTATTCCACTAAAAACCACTTTATTACCACATCTTCAAATGCCTGAAATGAGAACATTCACTAAATCATTTAGTGATATTTGTGATGATAGAGCCATTGAATTGATGGATAAAGCTAAACGAGATAATCGTAAGATTGCTGTAATGTATAGCGGAGGGATTGATTCCACTGTTATTATATGTGCATTATTAAAAAATTGCTCTGAGCAAGATTTAAGAAATCACGTTGTTGTTTTATTAACTGATCATAGCATATTAGAAAATCCTAATTTTTATAACGATTATATTATTAAAAAGTTTGAATGCATTTCAAGTTATAGATTTCCATATTTTTTAGGAAACGATGACTATATTGTAATTTCTGGTGAAAATGCAGATCAGTTATTTGGTTCTCAAGTAGTAGCTAAATTTATTGCATATCGTTCATTTGATTATTTGTTTACTCCATTAGAACAAGCTTCTGGAGATATCATTGATTGGATGACTATGAAATTGCAAGATGAATATAAAAAATATGCGCCGTATTATTGGCAAATGTTTAAGCATCTTTGTAATGCTGCTCCTATTCCTATTGATAATGTATATAAGTTTTTTTGGTGGATTAATTTTACAAATAAATGGCAGTCAGTTTATGTGCGCATATTGCCATATGCAAAAAATCGAAGCAACATTAAATTAGAAGATAACTATACTACGTTTTTCTGTCCAGAAGATTTCCAACTGTGGTCATTAAATAATCCAGATAATTTAGTAAGAGAATCTTTAGACAATGTAAAATATATTGCAAAAGATTATATTTTAGATTTTAATGGCGATCAATCTTATTATAAAAAACCTAAGATTGGTAGTTTAACAAATATAGTTAAACAAAAAGAAATTGTTATGTTATTAAATGATGATATGACATTTACGAATGGTTATCCCGATAGCCAATACTGGAATGAAACAAATACTTTTTCGGAGATGATGTAATGATTATTGAAAATAAGATCGATGCGTTAGATACAATGTACCCTTGTTTTGCTGAAAAAATAGTAAACGCATTATATCATTCTAAACCATATTCTACTTTATATGGTTATATCATGTCTGGCGAAGTAACATTTCCAAATGGAAGCGTAGCTGTAGAAGGACAATATTTCTGTTATTGGACTGGACAAGGTGATTCTATTAGAACTACTGGAGAAGTTTACATATTCGCACGTCTTGGGTTCAAAGGGCAAAATACTATTGGTGGACCAATTGAAAAAAGTGGCCGCTTAGTTTATATTGACTCTTGTTCGGACAGTTTATTGGTGTATCCTCCTCGAATGGGAGATCCTTCATTAAACTTATTACAATTTCCAGTTGCCATTAAACAGACTTATCATATTCATCCAAGTATTAGACTTGGTGTAGTGGTAAAAGGCAAAGGTTATGCTTGTATTAAAAGAGCATATGAAGAAGAACTAATTGAATTAAAACCAGGTATTATGTTTTGTATTGAAGAAAGAGAACAACATCGTTTTATGACAACACAAGATGAAATGACTGTTATTGCATTTCACCCAGATGGTGATTGGGGTCCAACTGATCATAATCACACAATGTTAAATAGAACATATATCACGAAATAATCGGAGAAAATATGGCAGCGCCAAATATCGTTAACGTAACAAACATTACTGGTAAAACAGCGGTAATGTTTGTTACTACATCAGCACAAGATCTTATTACAAATGCTGCAGCTAGTAATAAAGTGTTAAAAATAAACAGTTTAACTATTGCTAACGTTAATGGAACGGCTGCTGCATCTGTCACTGTTAGTATTTTTAGAAGCTCTTCAGAATATAAACTTGCGCATACTGTATTCGTTCCAGCAAATTCCACGCTTGTTGTAGTATCAAAGGATAGTGGAATTTATTTAGAAGAAGGCGATAGTTTACGTGTTGTTGGATCAACTAATAGTTATTTACATGCTGTATGTGGATACGAGAGCATTAGTTAATGCCTTTACGTAGTAAACATAAAGCTGGTTATATAGGCTATGATAGGGTGAATAGTCCAGATGTTGGAAGTGGCATTTGGAATTTAAATCAACATCACACTGAAGTCACTGATTATAGTTGGGCTACTCAATCACTATACACGAATTATGATGGAAATTTGAATGGATTTACTGTTAGCGGTGCTACGACAAGTAGTAGCGCAATATATGTTCCAGGTAATAGCTATGCATATAGAAATATGGTATCTCCATTTACAAGTGTATTATTTAAAACTATGACATTTGAAGTTTATATTAGTGGCGGAGTGTGTGGTGTATTAATCGGAAGTACTGGTGATGGTCGAGGGCCTTTATTAAAATTAGATGCTCGTGGTGGTAGTAATTACAGTGGTATGATGTTCCAAACTTCGTGGACTGTTAGGGGTGACCCTCCAATTACTGGTGTACAATTACCGGCAAATTCTTGGGTACCTGTTCGGCTAGAAGTTAATAACGCTATGCGTATTGATTGGTCTGCTAATAATAAGTATGATCGTCAACCAATTCTTTTATCTGGTGCATTTATTACATTTTTTGGATTAGGCGGTGCTGGATATTTTAGAAATATTAGAGTTTATAATGGTGTTTCATAATGTATAACGGTGGAATATTCGGAAAAAAAAATTATCCAAACGTTTTTAGTGCTAATGGAATATGGCATTTAAAACAAGTTGGTAGTTTTATCGAGCGTGGAGAATGGTATTTCGGAAGAAATGCTACTGTTAATGCAACTTCTTTCTTAGAAGGCGATACAATTACTGTTACGATTAATGCTCCAACTTTGCCAGATGGAACCAAATTGTATTGGACTATTAATACTGTTTCAGGTACTATTCGTACAGATGACTTTGATAATCGTATTTTGAATGGTCCGCTTTCTATCATCAATGGCAAAGATACAACCAGTCGTAAATTAGAAACTAGCAAACAAGGCGATGGCAATAGATCATTTACTATCGCTGTTAGAACTGAATCAGTTGAAGGCCCAGTTATTGCAACAACACCTGTATTATCTTTAGATGACGTCGCTCGTGGTGGTAATGCTATTTTTGATAGAGGCGGTTATCGTTATCATAAATTTACTTCTTCCGGAAATTTCCTTTGTAATCGTTCTCTTGGTTTAACTGTATTTGCAGTTGGAGGAGGTGGCGGTGGCGGAGGTAATGGCGGTGGTGGAGGTGGAGGTGGCGGTATCGTATATACCAACATTAGTGTCGGAGCTGGAACATATTTTATTGGAATTGGTGGAGGTGGTAGCGCTGCACCAAATGGAAGCGTTCACGGCGGAAGTGGTGGTAATACTACATTCCAAGGATTTATAACTGCTAACGGTGGCGGTGGCGGTGGTTCTCGCGACACGGATCGTAATGGTTATTTTGGCGGATCAGGTGGAGGTGGTTCAAGCAACGGCGGCGGAGGTGGAGGAACTCCTGGTCAAGGCAATGGTGGAGGTAATGGTATTATTGCTGGTAATGGCGAAGTTCAATCTACTGGTGGAGGCGGCGGTGGATATGGCGGCGGTGGTCAAAGCGGTGTAGCTAAAGATGCTGGTAATGGTGGACCTGGCGGTGCATTTGATCCAACTGCCGATGGTGCTGCAGAATATTATTCTGGCGGAGGAGGCGGAGGTAGAACAGTATTTGGTACAACAGGTGCTAATGGTCAAGGTCAAGGAGCAAATCGCGGTGGCGGAGGTAAAGGTGGATCTGGAGGAGCGACTTCATTTGCAGCTCAAGCAGGAGATACTGGATATTGTGTAGTGCGTTATTTAATTCCGAGTAGTTAATATGGCAACATACGCTCAAATAAACGAAAATGATATTGTAATAAATGTTATAGTGGCTGAAGAAGAGTTTATTAATTCTTTGCCAGATGCTTCTATGTTTATACAGACTTCTAGAAATACATACGGAGGAGTACACATATTAGGTAAAACTCCTCTTAGAAAAAATTATGCAGCCATTGGCTATCTTTATGATAGAAATAGAGATGCATTTATTCCTCCAAAGATTTTTGATTCGTTTGTGTTTAATGAACAAACTTGTCAGTGGGATCCTCCTATTCCATGTCCAAATAAAGATGGTTACATGTATAAATGGGATGAAAATACGGTTTCATGGATTGAAGAATTAATTCCTCCAGACGAATCGGCGTAAGCAGTAAATCATATAAATAAAGCCAGAATAACAATATTTTGGATTTGAATTAATGTCTCAGTTAGTTAACTTAGTTATCGACCAAGGATCAGACTTCGTGGCCACGTTGGACATCGAAGACTCCATTGGTACTGCGTTGGATTTAGCTCCATATACAGTTCGTGGGCAAATTAGAAAGACATATACTTCTCTTACAGCAACTGCAATCGGTTGCGATAAGACTGACAATAGAGGCGAAGTAAAGCTAACATTGACAAACACACAAACATCAGCTATGCGTGATGGTCGTTATGTTTATGATATTGAGATTGTCCACACAATTTTAGGCACGGTAATTCGTGTTGTTGAAGGACAAGTAACAGTAACGCCTAGAGCAACTCGACCAGCATAAGAGGTATAAATGACAACATTAAGATCAAGAATTAAACTTGACACACCAGTCACAGTTCGTACTTTTGCTCTTGGTATTACATCTTTAAATTTATTAGATTTAAATGATGTTGATTCCACTGAATTAGAAGACGGTGCGATGATGATATATGATGCTGATACTTCAAAATTCAAACTAACAGCTACGATCGATCATCCTCGATCAAAAGTAAAAATCATCGGAGGAAAGTACTAAACCATGGCAACGATTATTAAAATCAAAAACTCGGGCACAAGCGGCTCACCAAGTACGCTTGCAACAGGCGAGTTAGCGTATTCATACCTATCACAAGATGCGATCGAAGGTCTTGTTGTTGCCAATGGCGGTGATCGCTTATACATTGGTACAGGCGACGAAGTTGCTGGTGAAGCAACGAATATCGTCCACATTGGTGGTAAGTATTACATGGATATGTTGGACCACCAAAACGGTGTTCTAACAGTTAATTCTGCAGTAATTACAGACTCTAACAATAAAGTAAATCAATTCAACGTTGATAACTTGCGTTTAGATTCTAATACGCTTTCTATCACAGAAACAAACGGTGATTTACATTTAGCAGCTAATGGTACAGGTCAAATTCGCTTTGATTCTGATATTGTATTAGATACATCTGCAGTTGATACAATCACTTCTTCTCGTGAAGACGGCAACATTTTCATTGAGCCAACTGGCACAGGTTATGTTCAGTTCTCTTCACAAAATTCAATTCGTTTACCTATAGGTAACACAGCAACAAGAGATTCATCACCTTTACAAGGTATGGTACGTTATAACACAACCGACGGTTGGTTTGAAGGTTATGATGGTACTGATTGGGTTTCATTAAATCGTTTAATCGATTCAGCATCTTCTGGCAATGATACAAAGATTACTGTTGAGAATGCAACTGGTGCAAATAACGATCAGATCCGTTTATGGACTGACGGAGTTGAACGCCAACGTGTTGAAGCATCAGGTGAAACAAAGTTCTCTGATGATTTAACAGCAGTATCTCCAGTTGGTACACAAATCAAGAACAATAGAATTTCTACATTCGGTTCTGATATTCTTTACCTTGATCCATCAACAGGTGAATCAAATACTGGTTCTGTTGTTATCGAAGGTAACTTAACAATCAAAGGTACTACAACAACAGTATCTGCTGCGTCTTCACAATCTAATGATCCTACAATGATCTTGGGTTATCAATCAGACGCTGAAGGTGCTGAAACAGCAATGACTGCACCTGATGGACTTGATAAAGGTATCGAGTTTAGATGGCACAATGGTACAGCAGCTAAATCTGGTTTCTTCGGTTATGATTCATCAGCTAATCGTTTTACTTTCATTGAAGATGCTACTAATTCTGGCGATGCATTCTCTGGTACACCATCAGATGTTCGTTTCGGTAATGCATTATTAACAGATTTATCTTTCAGCACATTTACAGCTAACTCAGTACCTTGGGTTGATGTTAGCGGTGACACATATTTTATTACAGGTGACGATGAATCTGTATACAATGGTGGTGATACAACAGGGCAAGTATTGCAAATGAATGCATCTGGTTTACCAGTTTTCAGTCACATTGATTGTGGCACATATTAATTAATTATAGGAATATATCATGTCAGCTATTGAAGCAAGTCAAGAATTTGTTAATAAGTTTGTAGAGAGACAACAACGCGCGATTGCGGATCTAATGAATAAAGTAATTTTATTAGAGACGCAATTAGCCGTTGCACAAGATAGAGTTAAAGCACTAGAAGTTGCAGCTCAAAAAGAAGATAAAAAAGAAGACTTTCAGTCATCAGAAATTAAAGAAGCGTAATGGCAACTAACGGTACAATAGTTCAACTTCGTAGGAATAGCACACAGGACGTTGCTCCTGATGGTACAGTACTATATGATGGAGAAGTTGCGATCAATACATTCAATCGCAAGCTTTATACTCGTGTTACTGAAGGCTATGAATATGTTGAAGGTATACCGTTTGGCGTATTAGAATCAAATCAATTGAATTGGAATCATGCTGTTGTTACAACAGTTACATTAGATTCTTTTGACATCACGTTGCATAAGACTGCCAAATATTTCATTGAAATAGAAAGCAGCGGTGCAACACCTCAACCATATTATCAAGCAATGGAAGTCATTGCTATTCATAATACAGTTGATGCATTTGTTACTAGATACGGTCTAATAGATACGAATGGCGAGATAGCAACTGTCACCGTTGATATCAATGATGGACAACTAAGATTGAGAGTCACAAGTACTCCTTTAAACTCTAATACAAATTATGTGGCTAAATTTGTACGTATCATGCAGCAATTATAAATAGAATAATATGACAACAACTGCTAAACCATTTTTAATAAAAGATAATTTAGT